AATTCGCATATTGCCAACCCTAAAGTCAGACAAGATCGCTCCATCAACCCGCATACGAACTTGCCGACCAGTAAATCTTACTGACGTTGGGTTTGCAGTTGTGAATGGCCCATGACTTGTTTCAGCGCCATTTGGGTAAAGCCGTGTCTTAAACGTGACGTTGACATCTCCCTGCGTTTTTTCGTCAGGGATAAGCTCAGTAACACGCGCAACCTGATCCCCTGCGCCAATAGATATTGGCCCGCTTTCGGCAAAGATTGATGAGCTATCTACGTTCAACCCGACTTCATGCTCATATATATCACTATCTGTGTTGTGACCGGCAAGAAACGGGTAGCGGAAAACACCGCGCTGAACGCCAGATGTGCGCGATAGGTTGCCGATTAGCCAATGGCCTTCCTTGTAGTCATAAGCAACGTAGCGGTCTACTTCAGTAGCGCCTTCAGAGCAATAGAACCACCACACCTCGCCATACTGGCCGTTGGCAAACGACCAAACCTTTGACTGCTGCGCTGGGTTAAAGTCGCCAAACACATAGTCGAAGACATCGCAGGGTATTTCTTGAACGCTGTTACCGTCAAACCTAAAGAAACCACGCTGGCCCATCCAGAATACGCCCATATCAACGTCAGACGCAGCCTTGCGGGATATTGCCCCACACGATGTACCAACGCGCTCAAAGCCATACACATAAGGCGGGCCAAGGTATCGCGCTGTGTGGGCTGATGTATCCGTCAGGATAAGCGTCTGGCCTCGCGTTCTAACGCCCTGCATGATCTGCCCGCTGTCGGCAAGCTCAATATCGCCAGCCTCGTTTGTAGCTGCTGGCGTCCATACTGTGTTGTTTTCACGATCACACCACGAAATCTTACGCGGGTTGTTGCCACTACCCAAGGCAAAGATAAAACGCTCTTCCGTTACAACTAAGCCAAGATTGCCCGTAGGGGCATTTGCAATCGGAGCCGCTTTAACTGCTGGGTTTAACTGCCATTCCAGCAAGCGCCCGTCATCCTTATTTATAGCGACAAGGTATTCACCCCAATTCTGTATGTTCCACTGGGTAGCCTCTTCTGGAACAGCATTGGCGTTTTGCTGGATCGGAGTGCCATAAAACCCGTCACCATAAAACCCGTATCCGTAACCTGTTTCTACTTCTGCATTCTCACGGCCTGCTGTTAGGTCTGTTGGGGCAATGTCATACACAGTGCCATTTCCCGTCATGGCTTTTAGTTCGTTATATGAACCGCCAGCTACATATGCCGTGCCGTTGTTCGCTTCCCATGTGTGCATCCCGCGCACTACATTCGTGCAGAACGATGCCTTGCGCTCCTGCCAGCCGCCGATTGGACGCAAGCTGTTATCCCGCCATCTCACCAAGCTGCCATCGCGCCACCGGCCAGACTGCTCAAGGTCAGTGCCGTTTCGGTAAAATCCGGCGGGGATGTCAAGGGGTACGAGGGTCATATCTATTAGCTCCAATAAATCACTAAAACTACGCCTTTACCAGCAGTTCTTGAAATTGAATAATTTGAGAAGCTATTAGCGTATAAACTGCCAGCAGAGCTACCGCCGCCTTTTGATGCATTTGAGGCAGACAAGCCGCTTACTACATTATGGCCATCGCCAATCGCCAAAGAGCTATATCCATTGCTTGATATCCCATTCACAGGCGCAGTTGTGCTTGGTGCAGATGTGGTATTGTTGGAGCCATTAGCAGATATGGCCCCGCCCACGCCGCCAGCAACACTATTGCTTGTATCTCCACCACCAGCACCGCCCGTAATATTTACATCGCCGCCAGACGCAGAACCACCCGCGCCCCCGACGCCCGTTCCCTGATAAAACGAGCCACTAAAATATCCTTTGCTGCCGCCACCAGCAGATAGGCTGACTTCTCCACCATTGACAGTTACAGTGCCACCGTCAGTCCCAAAGGTTCCACCCTCCCCGCCAGCGCCGCGATTTGTAACTGCCGCCGCTGGTATTGAAATATTATAATTCTGAGAAGTTGAAACGCTGGGAACACTTTTTAAGACCATTCCGCCAGAGCCGCCGCCGCCTAAATTAACTCTTGGGTGGTTATAAAGCAAACTACTATCTGGGATGTAAAGTTTACCTACAGCCCCAGAGCCGCCCCCACCGATAACCACAAACGTTGCGGGAGCATTTCGTGATGGCGACCAGCTACTATCTGACGATGTAATTGTATCAACAGCCGCAGCGCTTACGCCAGTCCAAACGCCAGAAGAATTATAATAGGTAGTGTAACTAAAATTCGTCGCGCCATAAAAATTAGAAAGGCTTATTTGCCCTGACGTTGGGATATTTAAGTTGGTTGAAACATTTGGCACTAACCCACCGCTTCGATAATACTCGCTCAAGGAATGAGGCGTAGAGCCGCCAAACTCAGCCGCGATTTGCGCTATGGTTATTGCGCCTGATGACGGTAAAGTCATTATGCACTTCCATATGCTGTGACGTTGTTTTCAACCGTAAGCGCACCCGAACTCGACAACGCAAACCGCGCCGTGCCGTTGTAAAAAAACTTTAAACTTGAGCCAGATTGCGAAATCGTCCAATCGCCAAGGTCAATAGTTGTAGACGTTAGCGTGGTTATCGTCGCTGCAGTGTTAGAGCCACCCAGCTTGCTATCTAGCTGCGTTTGAATATTGCTAGTCACGCCGTCTGTGTGATTTATCTCTGCCGTTGTAGCTGTAACGCCGTCTAGCTTGTTTATTTCTGCCGCTGACGCAGAAACCGCCGTGCCGCCGACCTTCCATGATCCAGCAGTCAAGTCTGGGGTGCTTGCGGTATTACCGTTGAGAACGTCAACGATGTCATCAAGGGCTTGGTTAGTCGTAGTTCCCCATGTATTTTCGCTGCCGCCAACGGTAGGTTTGGTTATGCTGATCGTCATTTAATCGCCTCGCGCTTTTTTGCACTATATATCATTTTGCCAGCAAACACTATGCTGCTTCCTGCTCTGTCCAAGTTGGATCTGTTGACCCCTGCTCAGTCCATGTCTCCGCGCCTACCGCTTGCTCCGTCCACGTTTCTGGCCCTACCGGCTCGACTTGCCACTTAAACCGCGCTGGGCCGACAATCGGAGCGCCAGCCGTGATTTCGACAGACGTAAAGTTGTAATTCTGACCAATTGCCGGTTGGCCAACAATTGGTGCGCCAGAAACAATGTCATCAGCTACAAAGCCGTATGAAATAGATGCAGTGACATCTGCAACAGTCGGAGCGCCGGTTACAATGTCATCTGCTTCAAGTTCATTGATTGCGACTAAAGTGACATCTTGAATCGTCGGAGCGCCAGCCGAAATATCAGTGGCAAGCAGCGCATGGGCTTGGCTAATGTTAGCGGCGCTGACTGTAGGAATGCCAGACGAAATATTCGCAGAAGCAAGCGCGTGTATTTGCGTTGCGTCAACATCTTCAATAATCGGAGCGCCAGAAACGATGGGTTGTGTTTCAATAACCTCATCCTGAATAACCGTAACAGCCTCAACGGTTGGCGCGCCGGTAGTTATATCTTCTGCATTGACGCTATGGGTTTGACCAATCGAAACATTTGCAACAGTCGGCGCACCAGTTACGATGTCGTTGCCGCTTAAAACGTGGTTATGCTCTAAATCTGGCGAGCTAATAGTTGGCGTTCCCGCTGTAATATCTTGCGGGATCAAGCTTTGGCTTGATGTTATCGATGGGCTTTCAACGGTAGGCGCGCCAGTCGATATATCTGCCGACTGGATGCTATGAACTTGGCTTATGTTAGAATTGCCAATCGTTGGAATGCCAGCGTCAATCTCATCTGTTTCAATCTGGCCTGACTGCGAAATTGTTGGCGGCGTAACAATTGGGTTGCCGGTTGTAATGTCAGACGATCCAAGCGCATTGTTTTGCGAGGCAGTGGCGGCGCTAATTACTGGTGCGCCAGATGTGATGCTTGTTGATGAAAGGGCGTGTGCCTGAGATGCCGTTGACGCTGAAACTGTCGGGGTTCCAGCGATAATATCAGCAAGCGTCAGCGCATGGGCTTGAGAGATGCTTGACGCCGCAACGGTTGGCACACCAGTCGCAATATCGGTTGATGTTAAAGCGTTGACCTGAGAGACAGTCGCCGCTGAAACAGTTGGAGCGCCAGTTGTAACATCGGTTGATGTTAAAGCGTTGACCTGAGAGGCAGTCGCCGCTGAAACAGTTGGAGCGCCAGTTGTAACATCGGTTGATGTTAAAGCGTGAACTTGCGAAGCAGATGACGCCGCAACAGTCGGCGCGGCGGTTGAAATACTGTCTGATGTTAGAGAATGAACTTGGCCAACGCTTGACGTCTCAACGGTTGGAGCGCCGGTGGCTATGTCCGTAGATGTAAGCGAATGAACTTGCGTAACGCTTGACGCCGCAACGGTTGGTGCGCCAGCCGTGATATTGTCGGCGGTAAGCGCAAAGTTTTCAATCGCAAGCCCACTGTCTGCCAGTGGCGCAGATGCGAGTGGGCTAAAGCCTAACATTAGTCAGCCTCTGCAATCGTTAGCTCGCCAGCCTCAACCTGACGCAGTATCTCAGCGTAATGGCGATTGGCGGGGTCTAGGGGGACTGACATTTCAGTGCCGTCGATGGTGGCTTTAATGCTAGCGTTATTGCCTTCCATGTCAGTCGTGTACTGCGCTGATGTGATGTTCATGTTGTCCATTGATTATAACTCCGCATCTGCAAGAATTAAACCCGCGGTTGGTGTGCCTTGCCTGACAAAATAAGAACTGTAAGAACCATTATCTATCTGAAGCCGAGCAGAACCTGTATCTTCGTGTTGGGCGTAAAGGTTTACAACACTAGCAGCTCCCTGCCCAGACCCATATGCCTTCCAATCCCCTGTAAGTGTTAGCGTTGGTGCAGACCTTTTTTCAACCTCCCAAGAAACATTACCGTAAGCAGAATTAGAATTGTACTTGCTAAAGGTATGATCGTTTAAGGTTGTTACCTCAAAAAAACGCTTGCACCTCTGAAGCTCATCACCATACGACCTATGTTCGAAGGGGGTGGCGGTGTCTCCTACTTCGAGTTGGACGCCTGTGATTTGCCATGTGGCACCAGAGGTTCCAATTAAATCTACAGTCCCTTCTGCAGCGGAAAACTTATTAGAAGCTACCCAAGCACCCTCGGCCCCTTCGTAATCTGATCCTGTCCCAAGTGACCAATTAATGTTCAAACCACGCTGGTTGTTTGTCTTCCATGTACCCGCAGTGTCTCCTGCAACAGTAATAGTTTTGTACTCCCAAGTGTTTGCAGCACTTACTGTGTAAGTAAATGGGTATGATCTGTTTTGATCTTTATTGACAAAAGAGCCGCCAAAAGAACCAGTTAGTGAGCAGCGAACCCAAAAGGACAGTGTAACAGGTTTAGCGTTTGCGGTTCCCCAGCCAGCCTGAGCAAAGTTGTAACCTTCTATATTGTGGAAGAAGATATGAATATTATTAGCAGAAACCGTTGAAGCCGCAAGAGATGTATAGCCCATGTAGTTGGAAAACCCATCTGGCGGTGTTACAGACCCTTGGTTTTGTTGGCCACTTAAAACTGAGGTTTGGGTTTCGTATACAGGCCACCTATCAGCAATATAAACTTCGGTTGCCGTAAGCGTCACCGCCGATCCGCCGTTTCTTTGGTCAATGACCATACCACCATTGATAATCAGGTTGCGGTTCGACAAGGCACCATCATCGAAGGCGTTACCTAAATCTGCTAATCCTCGTGCCTTGCTGCTCATGTTATTCTCCCAACAGGGTAGCCAAGTCCAATGCCTTCAGCGCATCAGGGTTTGCCGCAGCATCAATGCGAGCATCCGCAGTAATGTCACGCAGCGTTGCCTTTTGTGCAGCAATAGCATCAGCGCCAGATCCCGCCTCCAAAGCCTTCATATAGGCCACATCCAAGTCAGCCAAGCGAGGCGCACGTTCTGCCCGTAGGTTGTCCTTATGGATGACCTTAGCCGCTGTCATGTCTACTTCGACAGCATCGCCGTTGAATTGCCAAGCGCCACGAAAGGTACGATCTGTTGGTACTGCAAGAGATGCTGCTTCACGAACATCTCCGTTGATATTGATGTAAGTTGTCATTGAACAATTCTCCATGCATTTCTAAATGAGCGATCCGCTGGGATCATTTCAACTGGCACAATCTTCATGATCGTGCGGTTGCCTTGGTAATCCCGCCACACGGCTGGATCGATGTCTTTCTGCACCAGATATTCTATGGCTTCTTCTTCGCTCATAGCGCCGATAGGCTCCGCATATGGATGCTCTTTAGGCTGTCCATCTGGCACCAAGCGATCACGCTGATAGGTGTCAATGGGCGGCAATACGTTGCCAGCCAGTGCCGCAGCCATGAAGTTAGGGTCAGGCACAAGCACCTTGGCTGGTTCATCTGGTGTGGCGGGGTCTTCGAACAGCACACGATATTTAGACTGCACGGGTGCAAGGCGTGACTTAGCTTCTGCTAGACGATCCCAGAGATGGCCGTGGGTCATGCTAGGTCTCCGTGTGCTACAACAGTATTAGATGCAGCTTCATCCGCAGCAGAACTTAAATTTGTAGTATAAGTTTTTATTGCCGACGCTGTGTTAGCACTACCTCTACTATAGGTGATATTCCTATCACTACCAGATGAAAGCCCCGTAACACCATAGTTTGCGCTACTCATTGCTGAAGACAAGTTTACTGTAACTTCCGCTGCACCAACATCTGTAAGACTTGCGGTATTTAAGCTTTCAAGTATAGCTGGAGTTCCTGTCCCATTCCAGTTGCAAAAATGTTTAGCAGACCCATTAACCACATAGCTGGTGCCGACTGTTGTTGTGCCATCGGTGATGTTGGAAACGTTTAGTGTACTCATGCTAAGTCTCCTGTACATTCGACACAAACAATGTCTGCATCTGTGTCTGCAGCCAGATTGCGTGTGATGACATCGCAGACATCTACGTATTGTCCGTCAGTACCGCCTGCAAGAAACGCTTCAAACCCTGACGATGCAACACGACCCCCAAACGTAGAAGAATAATCTACTGCGGCAAAATCGTTTGTGTAGGTTATTTTCTGGTTTCCTGTACCTACATCAGTAAGACTAGAAACATTATTACTATTGCGAATAGCTGGTGTACCTGTTCCGTTCCAGTTGCAGTATACAGCAGCAACCCCTGACACCGCACGACTAGCTGTTTCACCCGTGGCTTTGATGTTTGTGACCGTTATCGTACTCATGCTAGGTCTCCGTGAACTTGAATGGTTACAATATCACTATCAACAAAACTGGCATTATAACTAGAAACCCCAATTCTACCTGTTTCTAAATCATTGCCACCCATGTACTGATTGCTAAATGAAGTCATCGAAGAACCAGAGTCACCACTATTATAACTCGCAAAACTGTAATCATCATTCGCCATGTTGTTTGTGTAGTTTGCGTAATATTGCCCTGTACTACTATCCGTCAGACTTGCAACATTAACACTATCTCGTGTAGCAATAGTCCCAGTACCATTAAAGTTCACCCAAGCCTTCGCAGCACTCTGCTTCGTCAGCGTAATAGGCCCAGTGCCAGCCGCATCGCTTATTGTTGTTGCTCGTATCTCAGACAATGCTCAAATTCCCCCCTGATGTGACGGTGATAGTAACGCCAGATGCCACGGCCAATGGGCCAGTAGCTACAGCATTCTCTGTCGCGTCAATTGTTACATTTGCATTCAAGGTTTGCTCAGACACACGAAAGATATCACCAGCCGCAGCCGCAGGGCCAAGCGTACCGCGCTCGCCCTTGTATCTGCCCCCGCCGACCGCAGTCGCAAGGTCAACCGCCGTAAACATCAGCACATCAATGATGTCGCCCGTGGCAGCGCCCGATGTCAGCACAACGTCAGATCCGTTAGTAGCCGTGAAATCGGTGCCATCGACCAGCCTCACGCCGTTCATGTAGACATCCACAAAGCCCGCCGTATAGCCCGCCGTGGCAAAGCTAGTTTGCCCAGAGGTGGCCACAAAAGTCTGCCGCGTTTGCGTGGCCTGTGGGACTGGAGCGTTGCCGATGTATCCTGACATTAGGGTGTCTCCTGTGCCTCAGCTTCAGCTTGCACTTGTGCCGCTGTCTTAGCCCAGCCTCTTGTGAAAGCATCTGCTACGATAAGCTCACGTGTTGAAGGGATTTGTACGCCTTCATCTAATGCACGATTGGTGTACATTTGAATGATTTCATCATTGGCTATTCTGGCACGTTCAGTGACTGCGTTTTCAGCCCAGTCTTGTGGGTCTAAAGCAGCGTACTCCAAGCCTTTATGCTGAGTGTCTGTCAGTGTGATTGTAATGCTTGGCATTGTTGCCTCCTGTTATCCTATTAAATACCCGCCCCAAACAGAGTGGTTTGCGTCATGAAAAACTACAGTATCGGAATAGGCAG